ATCTTAGCTGCTTGATGTAATTGATCTGGTTTAGATCTCATTGCAGCTTCTTTTTTAAATTGATTATAAGCTCTTGATTCTTCTAAAGCTTCTTTCCATAACATATCTACATCGATACCTTTCATTTGCTTACCAGCTTCTTCTGCATTTGGTGCTTTAGTAAATCCAACACTAGAATAAGCATTAAGGTTTTTAGAACCTTGACTGTTTGTCTTCGAAGGCTCACCAGCAAGACGAGGTGCATCTTCTTGATATTTTTTCTTAGTTCCTGCAGCATACTGTTCGCCATTACCTGGAGTAAATGTAGCTCCGTTTGTAACACCACCGCCTGTAGTAGAACCGCCAGCAGGAGCTGCTACTCCGTCTTCGTTCATACCTTTAAATGTATCTCGTATAATTTGAATAGCTTTCTCAGGAGTTAAAACGCCTTGTTGAATAGCATTCATAATAAAATCTACTAAATCCTTATCAACTCCAGTTTGGCTTATGACATTCTCTATAGATGCATTAATTTCATCTTGATCTTCCAATAAGAACTGCGTTGCGAATTGATTATTCATTATTTAGTAGCTTTTAACTCGCTGATTAATTGATAATATTGCATTAGGCCGATAAGTACTTCATCTTTAATAGATTCGTTAACGGCTATTGGCTTAATAAAGTTTAATACTTCATTTAACTTAATTTGAAGTACTTTATCTTTTGTAGCCTCTTTAAATCCTATAATTTCAGTTTTTACTTCTAATAATCTAGTGTTTAAGTAGGTTTTTAGCTTTTTAGTATCTGAAATATTATTAATATATTCTTTTAGTAAGTCTCTTTGTTCTTTAGATAGGGTAGAGTATTTTTCGTTGAACCTTTCAACTAAAATCTTGTAAGCAAGTACTCTAATCTCCTTATCTTCTTTCATAAACTCCTCAACTACCTTAGAAGCTACCTTTCTTTCTGTTAAAGATTCCTTTGTAATGTGTTCAAGTAAGCTTAACTTATTGGTAATGATTTGTTTAGTATCATTCATCGTAGAGCTTAACTGATTTTCAATAAGAGTATATACAGAAGCGTAAACTTTGTATGTTTCTATCTTTGCTTTAAAGAAATTATCTAAATCGTAGTGCTTTTTGATCTCTCTGATCAAATTATACTTCTCTTTATCTAATTTTTCTCTATCTAATTTCTTAGCCTGTTCGATAATAGTGCTAACTAGTACTTCAGCTTTAGATTCATTAAGTTTTGGTGCATTTAACACTGTACTATACAGGTTATATTCTTTGCTTAACTCTGTGCTTGTAAAGTACTTCTTAAATATTTTTACAGCTTTTGAGTCTATGTTAGACATCAGGTCAGAAGTAGATTGTCTGACGAGAAGCTCAAAAAGAACCCCCGTATTTTTGTATTTGCTATGTTTAATCATTACTTTTTAGCTTACTAATAAATATCAATGTGTTATATTAAATCCGAATCTGGTCTAATAAGGTCTTCGTTAAGAAGTTGGCTTGGTTCTTCGTATAGATTCACTCTCTTTTTCTTGAAAGCCTCTAAAGCGCTCTTATTTTGCTGATATGCAGCTGTTGTTCTAGTATAATCCTCTTTTAACATTGTTTTCTCATTAGTTTCTTTCAAAGCTAATGGGCTTCCACCGTGAAATTTATTTTTTAATGTATTTCCAGCTTCGCCTGTCTGTGGTTTAGACTTTAAATCGTAGACTCCCATTCTATCTCTTCCTAAAGGATCTTCTGCTGTGTTAATCAATGATACTTTCTCTTCTGGTCTACCTGGAAGCTTAGTAGGCTCTGAAGGATTTGTTTCATCATATCCTTGAGGTACGTTATTTCCACTTAAAGGTGCAGATCCATATCCGCCATACATTGAAGCAATCTGATGAGGTGTACCGTAAGCTTGTCCTGATTCTGCTGGATCGTTACCTTCCTCTTCTATTTGCTTCATTCTAAATGCTCTCTTTTTATCTTCAACAATTAGATCGCGGTATTCATCAAACTCTTCTTCAGAGAATTGGAATAATTTGTCATAAATCCAGTCTGTAGGTAAGAAACTAGTCTCCATCATCTGTGCAGCTAGATCCATCTTCTCTTTCATCAATGCAATTCGCTCTTGCTCGTAGATAATAGACGGAGTAGTTAATGCTAATTCAAAATTAGTAAGAGACTCATCGTCATATCCGTGTGCATATAAGTGAACTAATGCAATCTTAGTTAATTCACTAACAACGATACGTTGAATTCTCTCAATAGTACGTGCAAAGCGAATATCCTCTGCTGCAAGTGTTGCTTTACCTGTTAAATCCTTTTCGTATCCTAAGAAAGCCTTAGGGACTTTCAATGCTGCGAATAGTTTGTTAAGTAAGTAGTTAATATCCTCAATCCCGTTATATTCCAAAGGCGGAGCATTGTCTATCCTAGTAGATTGGTCATTACCACGAACAGGAATGAAGAAATCTTCAAGCATATTCTGAACGTTGTAATTTAAGTTGTATTGTCCTGTTTTAGCATCAATAAGAGGAGTTTTCTTCATCTTAGAGATCATACGCTGCATGTAATTCTCAACTTCTGCAGGAGGAATAGCTCCAACGTTAACGTAGAAGATTCTTCTTTGAGGTGCACGAGTTAATCTGTGTACCATCATCGCATCTTCCATTAAAACGTATTGCTTATAGATTTTACGACCCGGTTCTAAGTAAGAACGGCCATAAGGTAGGTAGTTAATATCACCGATTAGTCTCAAGTGAGCCATTTCGTAGTTATAGAACGTAATACCTAGGTCTGTATTTTGATAAGACGTAGAATAGCCTGCAGTTGCACCTAATGCAGCTGTAGGATCGTACTTGAAGATTACCTCTGATGGATTCTTTGGATTAGTTCCTTCAAGTCTTACGATATTGTAAGCTGAAAATGGAATTACATTGTAAACTCCGTACTTTTCTGCTACTTCTAGCTTAAGGAAAAAATCGCCATACTTACACATATTTCTAATCCAGAACCAGAGATTGAATTCAACGTTAAGTATGTCGTAGAAAAGGCTATAGAGTATCTTTTGAATGTTTTCGTCAGCTGATCTAATTTGTATGACATCTCCTTGGGTGTTTTTAAGTGTACATTCATCTGCAATAATATCTAATGCTGAAGCAATAATTGGATCTGTGTCCATAGCCTCGTAATCGGCGTAAATTTGAACACGAGCTGATTGATAATTCTGTGCTAGGTTTAAATTAACGCCATAAGATGTAGAAGTCGTATAAATACGATTAAAACGATCAACAAGTGCATTGGTTTGAAGTACACCGTTTACTTGAATATTGTCTACATCTACCGTCCTAAGCTCGCCACCGTCGTTTCTAATGATAACATCAGTAGAAAACAACCTTTTAAGGGTTGAAAAGAGGTTTCTCTGCGGTTCTTGTTTTTGTTCTTCTGCCATATCTAATAAATATCTTCGTTATAGAAGCCACGTTATGTCATCGTGGCCATTTCCCGATGGCATTTGCCATGGGTTTTGTTGATTACTGTAATTTCCTCCGTTATAAACTTCAAATCCTCCTCCGCTATCTCCTCCTGTTTTTGAATAATTGTCTAAGCTAGCGTAAGTCAAATCCATAGCTGTTTGTCTAAATCTAATGGCTGTATCGCGTAAAAACAACCCAATAAAAAAAGACATTACTAAGTCGTCATTATATCCTTGTAGAGCTTGTGCTTTTGCATCACCATCTGCTCTTCCTTTCCAGATAAAGACTCTCAATTCGTCTAGAAGTCTCTGAGATCTAATTACTACAGTCTTTTCTTCAATGAAAGATCTAGCTTTGTTAATCAAAAGAGGTCTAGTTCTTGAGTTAGTACCAAATCCAGGTACCATTCCATCGCCTCTATCATATTTTGCAACGTAAAGATCGATTTGAGTACCTACAAGTTCTGATTTAGGTGAGTAGTATAGGTTAGGGTACCCGATTTCTTGAATAGTAGTCACTACATCCCATCCGATATTGGCATTCTCTATTGCGAGTAAAGCACTATTCCATTTAATACCTTCAGAAATTAGTCTACGTGCGAATTCTTTTGTAGATACTTGATCCTTAAACTCGGCAACTTGTATCATTGTTTCAACTTCTATGACATGAAAGGCTGAAAAGTCTTGTCCGTCTCCTCTCGCTACGTCTGCCATAATTAAATAAGTCTTCATAGGGTCTGGGTAGTCCCAAATCCAATAAGCCTGATTCATTTCTGATCTCTCTTTCGGTTCTCTTACTGTATTAAGTTGATACCAATTTAAAGTCTCTGGTTCAATAACTGTATTACCTGAAGTAGTAAAGTCACAATCGCACTCTTGTGCAGCAGCTCTTACACCTAGGTCTTTAGTCTGCTGCTCTCGCCACTCTTGACTTCGTTCTGGATGAACAGTCCATGGTAAGCTAATTGGTAAAAAATTATTTTCGCTATTTTGTGCTCTAACAAATTCTCTATGGAACCAGTTACCAACTCCATTAGGTGTAGAGAGGGCAATACAGCCTCCTCCAGTTGCTAAGGTTTGTTGTGCAGCAGTAAAGATGTCTTCAATCCTATCAATGAACGCAGCCTCATCTATTACAAGTAGTGATACCGCCTCTGAACGTGCAGAATCTGTAGCTGCCGATACGGCTTTAATTTGAGAGCCGTTTTTAAGTCTGAGTGAAAGTCTATTGTGTTCTAATACCGGTAGTTGCATCCACGAAGGTAGGTTATCGTAAGCAAATCTTACCTTAGTTACCATATTCTTGGCAGTAGCTTGCGTAGTTGCAAGTACAAGAATATTTTTATCTTGCTCAAATAGCATCATCCATAAAGCAAAGGCAGAAGTTAAGGTAGAAATACCTAACTGTCTGGATTTGTTAATGATTGAAAAATCATGTCTTTGAAATAAGCGCAAGACCTTTTCCTGAAACGGATATAAATTGAAGGTCATTCTACCTCTAGTAGGATGCTGAATGGTGTAATACTTCTTCATGAAGTATACAGGGTCTTGCTTACACTTTATAAGCTCTTGCTTGATAGCATCACTTATATTTGGTCTAGCCATTGTTTATTATTTATAACCAACTAGATTGCTTCGTCTTCGCTACCGTCATCTACTGTGACGTTCATAGCTTGATCTATGTCAGCTCTTAGTTTTTTGATTTGCATTGGTATATTACCAATTGCTTGCTTATATTGATCTAGTCCAATTATATTACCTTTTAACTGCATAAGTAATTTATCCTTTTGCATTTCTAAGTCTTGTAATTGAGCTTGTTTTTTATGAATACCTGTTAAAGATGCATCATTTTGCTTAACGTCTCTTGTACTAGGCTCTTTTTCAAATTCGGCAGAAGTATCTGGTTCTGGTTTATTCCAATCGTCTTCCTCTTCGTCACCAAACATCTCTTCATCATTACCAACCGGCATGGTTAAACCAGTATTGTTATCTTCTCTCATTTGAGATTGGCCTGTTAATTTGTTCTCAGATAAGAACTTTTGAATATTAAATACCATATTACTATTTTGTTAATAAATAGTTTAATATAGGGAATTAAAGCCCATTGCATTATCTATAGGCATTGGCTTATTTTGAGATAATAAGCTCTTCCACTCTAATTTTGAGTATTTAATACCAAATAGATAATATTCAGGAGCTTTCTTCTCCTCTGCAGCGTAAGTGATAGCAGGACCTTCCGTGCTATGCATCTTGTTAGGCTCTCCTGTAGTCTCTAAATAGGATAATTCCTTACCGCATACGGTTTTTATCTTTTTTATAATACTTTTTGTTCTCATATTGTTTATTTATGTAGAATATAATAAAAATATTTCGTATTTCCAACAAAAAACCCGGCTTAGTGCCGGGTCTTATAGTATTTTTATAGATTTCTATGATTCTGTTTCTTCTGCTTCTTCTTCTGCTGGAGCTGATTCATCACCGGCTTCTTCTGGTTCCTCTCCTTCACTAGCTGTTTGCTCTTCTCCATCTGCTCCCTTTGTTTTTACTGGATTTCCCATAGAAAGCAATCTTGCTATAGCATTTACTGCTCTTTCTCTTTCCCCTATTGTCTGTAAGTAAAATTTCTTGCCTGCTATAGTCGCTTCATACACCTTACCTAGGAAGGTTAGAGTGAAAAACTGGCCATTATGCAATACAATCTTAAACGTAGTTGGTTTAGGAGCTAAAATATAAATCCCTGTAATGTAATCTTTGTAAGCAGGAGTCATTAACATCTCTAAAGTTGCCTTTAAAGTAGGATATTTCATTAATAAGAAGTTAATTGGATCATCCTCAAACGATTGTACGCTTGGTTCCATTCTCTCTACTTCTTTTAAAATAAGTCTTCTTATTATTTCTTTACTTGTTGCCATATTATGCTAATAATGTATGAAATTCTTTAAAATGCTTGATACGATCTGCTAATCCAATTGTACCGCCGTTAACTCTTTTAGTTACTTTAGTTACAACTGCATCAGTAGCTCCTTCATCAGCAATTTTATGTAAGCCATTCTTGTTAAAAAACCATGCAGCAGATGCTAAAGGATACTTTGTAGCTACTAAATCTGGATTAGCTACGCAGTCCTCATTAATAGCAGTACTAAAAGCTTTATAGTTATCGTGTCCTGTTAATTGAATAAATCCTCTTCCGTGAAACTTCCAACCATCACCTGATGCCTTATCACCATTTCCCATTCTATTTGCATACACTACGTTAGCAATCTTTTCAGGTTTGCGTTCGTATAATGCAGCTGATTCGGCGTTAAAGTACTTAGGAAATATACCTAATAATCCTTTCGCTCCATAGTTTAAATTCTCTTTTACTAACTTAAAACCGCCTGATTCGTGACCGCATTGTGCTAGAAAGTGTGCTAAGCGTAGTGGAGTATTGATTTCAAATTTAGTTTGAATTCCCGGAATTTGACTAATTACACTGTCTGGAACGTGTCCTTTTAATTTATCTAAATTCATGTTTTATTAGCTTTATCGTTTAACATTCTTCCACATAGCTGCTGCTGCGATCTTTTTTCCTTTTTCTCCGCCGCCCGCTGCTTGTGCTATTTTCTCAAACCCCTTACCTTTTTTACCGATATCTTTACCTGCTTGCGCTTTTTTAACTATGTCAGATTTTTTATCTTTGCTTAAGCCTGCTGAAGGTTTTTTAGCTTCTCTCATTTCAGGCTTTATTACCTTAGCTACTAATTTAACGTTTTTAATCACATTATTACCTTGCTCATCTTTAACAATAAACTTAACAAATATTGTAGCACCTCCCTCTAAAGCTTGATCTTTAGGAGCAATAGGCTCTACTTTAATAATTTCTCCTGTGCCGTACTGACTGTGGTGAAACTTCTCTCCTACTCTATAATCTGTCTTTGGAGTGTATGGTAAACCATAATCTCTACTTTTTGCACTATGCTGTCTTCCTTTATCGCCTCTCGCCTCTTCCATACCAAATCCTGGTCCTGGTTGATGCTCTGCTTCTGTTGATTCACCTCCTAAATACTCAGCAACTGAATGCATATAGTCAGCAGCAAGGCTAATATAAGCTGATACCCATCCTGGTAGTTGATCGCTATCGCCTACTAGGTTATCGATCTTAGATGCATTAGAGATCATATCTCTTAATTCATTCTTAGCCATTGAAGCTTCATGGTCTTGACCATGGTTCCAGTCACGTCCGCAGTTTTCACATTCTGGTAATAAGTCTTTTAATTTAATCATTTTAACAGTGGTAATTTAAATATCTTTGTAATGCTTTTGCATAATGCGTACCTTTATTTTTTAGCTTACTTTTTGCAGATCTTACTCGACTACATGAAAGTTTGCCTAATCTATTCTTTAAAATGCCAGGTTTAACTGGATCGTGAATTCCTTCATTAAGATCACCTATTACCAATAATACCTCATACTCATGCGTACCGTCTGGATTTATGTAATGCTTTACTGCTTTCTCTTCAATTCCTACTGTAACTTCCTGCTGTCCGATTTTTTGTAGCAAATCTTGTGTAGCATTTTTCTTAGCTATTTTATATGCAGTTGCTTCATTAGGTGATTTAGCATATCCGTATCCAGCACCCTTATAATCTTTAAATTTAGCTAATACCAAAGGGGTATCTTTTTGTACCTTAACAGTATCAACTTTTACAGTTGGTTGTAATTTCTTTAGAAAATTACCTACTTTACTTACTAATGGATTTTGAGCTTGTGCAGGGTTACCAGCAAATAATGCAGCTGCTAATGCAACTCCACTTATCGCTTTACTAAGAGCACCTTCTTCTACTTGCTCTTCACGAATCTCTTTTACTATGTCAGTTAATTGTATCATTTTGTTTTACCCCAAGTTTTACCTTTTCCTTTTCTGCTACATTGTGAAGGTGTTGGACGACAGGAAGGATATTTTGCTCTCGTTTCACCTTTTTGTCTACCACAAGGCTTACATTTCTTCTTACCATCAACTTCACGGCACGTATTACAATCTACCCATCCCTTTGCACTTCCTGTACCCCCTTTTCTAGAAAACCATTTATGTAATGATTCCTTCTCTTCTACTAAATCCTCTTCTTTTAACCCTTTCCAAATCTCTCCTCTTCTACATCTTACTATCGCACCTGATCTATAAGCAGAAGGCTTATCGTACTTACGACGAGCAATTCGTAAGCAGCGGTCATCTTTTCCTTCTATTATTTCAAATAATATGTCTATTAATTTTACCATGCTCTACAACTCCAATATCTTGCTTTATCTCTCGGACCAGGATTACTGCAGTTATGTCTAGCTCTAAAACTCTTTCTGCGAGCAGGATTGGACTTTTTTATTCTCATGTTAGGATCACCGAAGTTAACTTTTACAACATTACCTTTAGCATTCTTAACATATACTGATCTCTTCTTTGGTCCGCCTGGAGTTAGAAAAGGCTTACCTAAACTAACTTTTCTTCCTCTATATTCCGCCTCTTCTATCTTATTATAATTCTTCATGATATACTCTGCTAAACACATTGGACAGTATTCATTTATTTCGTCTACTTCGTCTAATTTATTTCCCGCAGCCACAGCTGCTTTGTATGCTTCTGAGCCTTTAGGTGACGATTTTTCACCGCGAGCTCTCTTGGCGTTA